CCGGCTGACCGTCTCGGGGGCGATCAGTTCATCGGCCAGCCGCTGGTCAGGCGGAAGCGCCCCGCCCTCCTTCAGCCAGTCCCGGCACAGCTTCCACATCTCGGCGCGCTTGTTCAGGCAGCCCTGGTCGGCCGACTCGCCAGCGAACCAGACCAGCCGCCACTGCCGCTTCATCGTCTTTCCGGCGCTCACCACGCCCGTGCCATAGCCCGCGTCCACGAACACCGCATCGGCATGGTGTTCATCCTCCAGCGCGGCCAGCTTCTGGGCGATGTCGATGTCGTTGTCGTTCTTGGCAAACGTGGCCAGCACCTGAAACCGCAGCCCCTGGCGCATCCCGATCACGCCCTCGTCGTCGCCTTCCCATGCGTTGTCCAGGGTCAGGATCTTGGGCGCAAAGCCGTAGGCCCGCAGGTCGAGGTGCCGGTCGAATGCCGCGTCGACATCGGCGCCGCTGATGAACTGCTTCACCGACTGCGCCGGGAACTGGCCGCGGACGCGGATCTTCACGATGTCGGAATCCTCGCCGTGCGTGGCCACCAGCTCGTCCAGATATTCCTTGTTGGTTCCCTCCACCGTTCGGCTGTCGATCTGCAGCGTCTGCCACAGGTGCCGATAGCGGCGGAAGCACTCGCGGAACCGGCCGGTGTTGCGCGTCGGGTTCCCGAACGCCAGCCAGATGATTTCGGTGTCCTCGTCGGTCAGCGCACCCTCGGACACTTCCCACACCTTGTCGGCGATGGCCGCCGCTTCGTCCATCACCAGCACGATGCGCTTGCCCTTGTTGTGCAGGCCGGCGAACGCCTCGGTGTTGTTCTCGCTCCACGCGATGGCATCGGCCCGCCACGACTTGTCCCGCCCCGGCTCGGCGCTGTAGATCGACATGGCCGGCACGTTCCACCACTCGCGGGTCAGCGACAGCCGCGTCCACTTGGCGATTTCCGGCCAGGTCTTGGTGCGCAGCTGGTTCTCGGTGTTGGCGGTCACCACCACCCGGCAGTCGTCGCAGGTTGACATGGCCCAGGACAGCGCCATGCCGATGAATGCCGACTTGCCGATCCCGTGCCCTGACGCCACCGCAATGCGCAGCGGCTTGTGCCTGGTGGCCGGGTCTTGCAGGTGCGCGCCGATGCGCCGGAATGCGTCGGCCTGCCACTCGCGCGGGCCGGTGTAGTCCTTCAGTTCACCATGGCCCCAGCGGAATGCGTCGCACGCATAGCCCAGCGGGTCGAACTCGTACTCAGCGACGGCGGCGATGTCTTCGGGCTTCACGGCTCACCCTTCCGCTTCGCCTTCGCCTCGCGCAGCACCTCGGCCAGGCTGATGCCGCCGCTGTGTTCGATCTGCTGCTTGTCGCCGTAGACCTTCGGCAACCACTTGGCGATCAGCCACTTGCGCGTGTCGATCTGCAGGCGGCGGTGGTTCGTCATGTCCTCCTGGCGAATCTCGACGGCGCCGTCTGCCTTTGTGGTGCGGACCTCACCCAGGTGCGGCGTGTTGGCAATCTCCAGCGCCTGCTCGGCCAGTGCGTGGCAGCCGGCTTCGCGCGCACGCGCGACATTGGCACCATGTGCAGGAATCTCGGCCTCCCACTTCCTCGCCGTAGCGTGCGGAACCCCCAGCGCTTCGCAGATCGACAGCAGCGAGTGCCCCTCGGACAGGCCCAGGCAAATCATCTCTCCGTGCCACTCGGTGTATGTGCTTTGCCGGCTCATCTCCATGCCCTTTCAAGTTCCCTGATGCTCTCGTCGTTCGTGGCCGGCCCGGTCTTGCGGTCAACCACGCGAGGAGCGATGAATACCTCGACCATCGGCAGCCCGGTGCGGCTGTTGTCGCAGACGATGCACCACAGATCGACCAGCGCTTCGCCGCGCCAGTGGACCGGGTGCGATCCCAGCAGATAGCCGCGCAGCGTTGCCTCGGCGATGTCCGTCCTGCTGGCAATTGCGCGCAGCGTCATGCCGCGCTGCACCAGATCCCAGATCAGTCGGAACCAGTCGATGGCCAGTGGGCGTTTCATTGGCTGTCCTCCACGTTGTTGATCGCCCCACGCATCTGCGCGATCAGCGCCTCGCGTTGCTGCCGCCTTGCGTTGCCGATGACATGCCCGAGGAACTGCTCCAGCTCGCGCGCCCTGGTGAAACTCGGCATGGGAAGCTCGAAGCTGCGCCCGCTGTAGGTGTAGGTGGCGATGCCGGCCGGGTTGTCGGGCTCGCAGGTCAGGGCCACGAAGCGGGTCATGATCTGGTCTTTCATGATGGCTATGCCCAGTCGACCACCACCTGCGCGGCGTACTGCCCGGCTTGCCCCTTGCGCTGCTTGTAGCGCCACGCCAGTCGCGGGCTGCCGTCATCGATGCCCAGCCAGTCGGCCACCCCGTCGCGCACGGCCTTGAAGCCACTGACCAGGTTGTCGTCGTCCAGCTTGCGCGGCGCGATCCGCACCAGGTCGATGTAGATCTGACCGCCATGCACAGGCCTGGCAAAGCGCTGCAGCACTGCTCGAGCAGTGGATCGGTGCAGGCGAGTGCGCTCGGCCTTGCGGCGCCAGCTCTCGCGACCGTTGGCTTCGCTGAGGATGCGCAGCGGCAGATCCACACACACCAAGGCGTGCGGCGCTTCCACTGCGGGCACCGGCTGAGCGGATGCGGACCCAGACACAGCGGGCAGATCGGCGTGGCCATGGGACGCCATCAAGCGCACACCACCGCAAAGCGTCGGGTGCGGGTCAGCGCCACATAGACCAGGCGGTTGCGCAGCCTGATGTCGCGGCTGCGCATGAAGCTGTCCCAGGCCAGCACCACCGCGTCGAAGGTGCTCCCCTGGCTCTTGTGCACCGTCATCGCGTAGGCATAGCGCACCGGTGCATAGCGCGCCTTCAGCGCCCAGCCGTTGCGTGACGCATCGCCGGCCTGCCTGCGCAGTGCCTCACGCTCACCGCCTTGAGCCATCTGCTCGCGCAGCTTGCAGCGCCGGTACTCCGCGAAACACTCGCTGATGTCAGCCTGCAGCTGGCGCTGGTCGATCGCAACCCAGCAGACCAGGTGATCGCCTCCCTCGGCCTGGAGCTCGAGTTTGTAAGCCTGCCGGCCGGGCTCGTCGCGGTGGGCCTCCTCCACGCAACTGCGAACCGTCAGCAGCGCCGAGTTGCGCACCGCCACGTTCACGCGCTTGAACAGGCCTTCGGTACCGGGCGCCAGTCCGGTGAACCCATCCTGCGCCATCAGCAGGGTGCCCGCCGGATAGTCGCCCTGGCCAGGGTAGACCAGAGAGTGCACCGTAGCATTCACGGCCTGCACCGTGGCGTTGTCGAAGGCCAGCGCGCGGGTGTCCTGGCCATGGGCGATGGCATCGGCTACCAGGCGCGAGATCTCGGCCACACCGCCGGGCTGCATAGCCAGGAATGCGTCGTCGCCCTCGCGCAGCTGCTCGCCCATCGCCTGCAGGTCGAACGGCGCGCCGACCTCGATGCACTGCCTGGCCGCGGTAGCCAGACGGATGATGGGGTTCTCCCGGGCCTGGCGCACCACCTCAGTCAGCTTCCAGTGCAGCGGCACCTGCTGGCCAAAGGCCGGCGACAACCCGTCGCCCTGGTCCTGGTCGCTGCTGCGGCCCTGGTCGACCGGTGGCAGCTGTGCTGGGTCGCCGACGAACAGAAGGCGGCAGCGGCCGCGCTTGTGCAAGGCGGTGGCGAACATGCCGGCGCTGACCATGCTGGCCTCGTCGACGATGGCGAGCTGGAACTCCTTCAGGCTGCCCGGATCGCCGCTGTCCTCGGTCTGCTGCTGGCCGTCTGGCAGCTCCTTGACCTTGATGGCCAGCGCCGAGTGCAGCGTCATGGTCTCCACGTCGGCATCGCCCAGCTTCTCGGTCAGCACCGCCAACGCCTTGTGCGTGGGCGCCAGCACCACCATGCGCAGGCCGCTGGCCGCCAGGGCGCGCACCACGTGGGCCACCACCGTGGTCTTGCCCACGCCAGCATAGCCAGCCAGGGTCGCCACCGAGACATCCGTCAGCCCGCGGCCGAACTTCATCATCCCCTCGGCCACCTCGGATTGCGCCTGCGTCAGCGTCGGCGGCGAATGGGTGACCGCTTTCTCAATGGGTGACCGGCCCTGGTCACCCACTCCAGGGGCGTTTTCCCCGGGAAGATGCGAATGGGTGACCGGGTGACCGGGTGACCCTAGATAAGAGATTTTTTCCATAGCAG